GCTGGTTAAGCCGATAATCGATTTTCCGGGTTCCCTATGAAATAGGGAGTTTTGAAAATCGATGCCATTTTATTTTGGGTTTGCACCCGAGGAGCTTGGAAACTCCTCCTAGATCAGCTGTCAAAAGTTGTTCTAGGTTTTGAATAGAGTGGTACTAAGGGACGTACTCAGACTAAGGTTCGTTCACTCAATAACCTCTAAACTATGTTAGAAGGGTTAAAGAACGAATGCGAACGATTGTATAAGCCGCGCCTAGCGGTCCACACCCATCATGCAAATCCTTAAATGGATTGCTCCGATGCTTGCTCCCCTGCGAGGGGGAACGAGAAATAGGAAGGCTAAAGGGGAGTGAATTCTCCTCCATGACCTTGCCAAGTTTTCTATAACATAGGAGACTTGTATGTGCATTGTAAAGAACAGGAACTGAAAAAGGTCACCTACTTTGCCGTGCTCATATGCCTTGGCTTGATAACCAGGGTAAGTGTACTCATGATGTAATAAACATATCGAGATATCCTTAACCGGTGTCAAGATGTGCAAAATGTTGCTCGAACTCAAGTAATGACTGCCAAATGCCTAAAGTAGGGTGGGTACCATAAGGATCGTATCCTTAGACATCATTGAGGGCTTACACCCCGCCTTTGATGTGGACACTGTATTTCTAGGACATGGTTTTTATTACAAAACTTTTGAAACAAAGAAACACCATCGATATAAAACCCGTAATACGGGGCTCATAAGCGAGTTGTCGACATTAAGTTGGGTATATAAAATCCGTAAGGAGTTCATAAGCGAACTGTACCAAGGTGCTCTTCTGGTAATTAGGTTATAAGTGCTAGCCAACTTTTATGCTTTGGTTTTAACAACGACGAGTACTACGTACTCTCCTCATACATAAATCCAAATTCCTTTAAACCGCATTGTTTACGGTAACCAATCCGTTAGACACTGTAGGGGAGACTTTTGGTAAAGTTCCACTAGAGAAGAATAATCGAAGTGGTTCGGAGAGTTTTGGAAAAGCGATGAGACGCGTGTATCCTTGTCATATGCTGGAAGCAGTAATGACCTAGACCGATTTCCGAGTTAATCAACCATTGATACTGGGTAACGAATATGAAGTTCCTAAGAACTGTTTTAAGAGTTCTGTAAAATTTTATTTTTGTAAACGTAACAATGATGATCTCATACATAAATGCTTCTTTTGCAAATAACTACTTATCTGGATGGGGTTTCCCAATGATCATCACATTTTCTGTAATAATTGCGATTTGTGAAATTTCACTTATCGCTTGGGCATACCCACGTAACGAGGAGGACCGTATGAGGAAAATCACTTTTAAGTGATTAACCCGTAAGGAACTGATCCGTTACGCTATCCTTTTAAGTAACTTATTTTCTGATAGAACTTGATCTGAACACCCTAACCGTTTTGGTAAGGTTGCGAAGTGAAAGGATCTAATAGAATTAGCAAGGAAACAAATGATAACATGAGAAAAGTCTGGTATCACCTTTACAATTAGTTATTGGGCTGAAGTGTTACGTTTGGTAGTACAGTATCTGGATCCTAGATCTAAGCCATTGTACTCATCAAAAACATGGGTTAAAATCCATCAAGGTAAGTTATCTGTTAAGTCATGATCTGGATTACCCACAGTTTTACCAAAGAAAATAAAGGTAGAGCTGCAGGGAATGAAAGAATCATTGCATAACGGATCTCTACTAAGAGGTCATTTGATAAAACTTAAACTAATCCTGAGTATGCTCTCGTTTTTTAGAGCATGTTCTCCAGTTTATCGAAAGGTATCCTGAGAGTCTATTGTCGCTCCTTTTGGTGGCGTCAAAACGACTTTAGATGAATTTGAGTTGAAAAAGGCATTGAAATCATTGGGTATAACAACTCTTCGAGTTGGAAAACCATCGATCTTTTTTGCCTCATCTAAAAGTGGTCCTAACTTACCCGTAGCAACATTAGGGCTCGGACTAGATCTTATCGGTTGAATTCTGCGTCCACAAAAGTGGTACGAGTATTGTTTAATTTGTTATACAAATGGATACTTCGTATGTTTAACTCAATTTGTGGTATTTACCATACTTGTTGCACCGGTAGCTTTGCTTTGTCTCCTTTTCAGGATTAAACCTCTGCTTGGCCACATCGCAGTTCTTGAAGAGGCAAGGGGGAAAATGCGTAAGATCGGAATTACTGATTTCTGAACACAAATATTGTTTAGACCATTACATGATGCTATTTATAATCATCTTGCCAAAATCGATGAGGACGGGACTAATAATCAAATTGGTCCTGTCACAAAGATGCTGGAAGCGCTGAAAGTAAATAGTTTTCATGGTAAAGTTCCTACAATACAAAGTTTAGATCTAACAGCAGCAACAGATCGCTTGCCAGTTGATGTTCAGGCACAAATCCTTAATATTCTAGGTTATCCTGGTACGTTATGGAAACTTGTTCTTGACCGAGAGTGGAACACATCGGAGAAACCGGTCCGCTATGCGGTTGGTCAACCAATGGGTGCTTACTCATCATTTGCGATGTTAGCTTTGACAAATCATGTCTTAGTTCACATTGCTATGAATCGGAACAAAATAAATCCTAAACACCGATATGGTGTGTTAGGGGATGATGTTGCAATCGCTAACAAGAAGGTCTCAAAAACATATAAAAGATTACTTGAATACTTAGGTGTTGAAGTTAATCCGATAAAAGGTTTTGATGGTGGTATTCTTGAGTTTGCAAAGAAACTTTTCACTGTCACACGTATCGATATAAGTCCGCTTGGTGCAAAGAATATTCTCCTAACATTGAGAAATCCGGCTTTCCTATCTTCTGTACTTAAGGAGCTATGAGATAAACATTTTCCACTTGTATTCCGTTTAAAACCTAGAAAAGAAATCCGATTGAGAGCTAAACGTCGTGTAAGAGGTATATCCATACCTTTTATCACCCCGAATAATCTCATCTCGTTATTTTCTAAACTATGGTCTAACACGGTTTTTAAAGATGGACAACATTTACTCAAATTACCAAAAGGTAAAGTAGGTAGCGTAATGAAATACTCACATGTTGGTGTATTACT